CTTCGCGCCAGGGGGTTAGTTGCTGATGGTCCGGTCTCGCTTCTTGCGAACACGTTTAAAAATCGCCGTCAAGGCGACTTTCAACTTGTCCGCGGGTCACGAGGTATCACCGTACCAAAAAATGCGAAAACTGACCGTTTCATCGCTGCCGAGCCCAGCGGAAATATCTTCCTGCAGCTCGGTGTTGGTGATTACTTCCGTCAGTGCCTTCATCGCGTCGGTATCAATCTTGATGATCAAAGAGAAAATCAGGATCTAGCTCGTATTGCTGTCGATCACGGTCTTGCGACCGTTGATCTTAAAGCGGCGAGCGATACCATTGCTTGGGAGTTGGTGTGGCTGCTACTCCCTTTAGAATGGAGCAAGTTCCTATCGGATCTTCGCTCCCCGGAGATGCTCATCGGTTCGGACTGGATCCCTCTTGAGAAATTCTCAAGTATGGGAAACGGTTTCACTTTTGAGCTCGAGAGTCTCATCTTTTGGGCGCTTACAGCGTCTTTAAGTGAGCATCTCGGTCTTCGGTCTAGCATCACTTCTGTATATGGCGATGATATCATCTGCCCTGTTGAGGTAGTCCCAGATCTCGTTGAGCTCTTCGCGTTTTGTGGGTTTACCACAAACCAGAAGAAAACTCACTTTTCTGGGCTTTTCCGTGAATCTTGCGGAAAGCACTACTTCGGAGGTAAGGATGTCACGCCCGTATATCAGAAAGAAACGTTTGAGCTTGGCAAAAGTGGTTCGCGAGACGGTGTGCCGAAAGATCTTTGTCCGGCTTACCGCGCTCGAAACCGCCTTTTTTATCATGCTCTGGATCGTGGTGCCATGGCACCAGATGGTACTGCGTTACTTGATTCCGCTTTTCGAAGGGCTGTAAAGCTCCTCGATAGCGAGATTAAGTCGTATACCACCGTCGATCTTGTCCCGATAATCCCCACATTCTTGCATCGCAACTTCTTGTCGTCGCAAGGCCTCTTCAACGGATGGTCAAGTTTGCCACATCTCGATTACGATGTGGCATCCTCACCCGTCCTTGATATAGGTCTTGCTACGGACTCGAGGTCGTTGGTGCGTGGTGGATATCGAGGAAACGCGTTTCGGTTCAAAGGATGGGAGGATGCCTGGGTCTACAAAGGACTCAGGTTCAAACCCAAGAAGTTCCTTGGAATTGGTGATGCTCTTTTGGCAATATCGCTACGTGCTCCCGCTAGCGGACCCTTCAATGGGTCAGTGACGCGGCGGTCCGTCGGTTCGTATGTCAAGCATCAATATACGTTCCGGAAACCGGGTGAACTGCGTTGGATCTAGGCTAACTTTTGTCCTAGGAACAGCGTTGGAAGATGG